CGTACTTGATCGCCATGCGCCTGTTTTCAGGCGTCATCTCGACACGGCGGGTCTGCCGTTCTTGCCCGCCGGTGCCCATTCCGCGAGGGGCGGCGGTGTGCGAGCGCCGGTCGCTCTCGGCGACTTCGCGGCGCGAGCCGGGCGCCGTCTTGTACTTGCTGCGAGCCTGCTCCGCGCACTCCGCCCACATCTCCACGCTGTCCTGGCGGCCCTCTGCCAGAGCGATTTGCCGCAGGCCATTGGCGTGCGCGATGGCCCGTGCGTCGCCGTAGACGTCGGGGTAGCGCATGCGCGTCGCGTCGTTGATCTGCTCGACGTAGGCCACACGCGGATCCTTCGGCGGCTCTGGGGCTCGAGCCCCAGCCTTGCGCGCGAGCGCCACGCCCTTGCGGATTTCCAGCGCTTGCGCCTTCTTCTTGTACTCGGCGCGCTGGGCCTCGGTGAACTTGTCGGCGCCAGCGTTCCACGCGCTGATGAGCGTGTCCTGCTCCTCGAACACCGTGGCGAGCTCGGCATCGATTGGGTCGGGAGCCTGCGCCTCTGGTTGCCGGCGGCTCTCGGCTGCCGCCACGCGGGCCTCGAGCGCGGCCTTCTCGGCGCGCAGCGCCATCGCCTCGGCGCGTGCGCTGACGAGATGCTCGTGCTCTTCACCGCGGCGTCGGCGCCGGTCGGCGCGGGTCTCGCGACCCTCGGCGTCGATCTGCTCTCCGCCATCGTCGTCGTCGTCGGGCTCTTGGATCTCGACCTCGCGGCTCTCGTCGACCGGCTCTTTGCCCGAGCGCGCGGCCTTACCAGCCTCGCGCAACTCCAGCTTCCTCTTTGCGATCTGTTCCGGCGTCACATGTCCTCCCGAATGAATGGATCTAGCGGTGTCCAGACCTTGCCCTCTTTGTCCTGAATCTTGTGCGTGTAGCAGCCGCTCGCATCTTCATGCGGGACCACCTTCATCTCCCCTGACCGCAGCCTCTTCACCTGGTCGCTCGAGGCCGAGATGTCGCCCACCCGGAAGATGAGCACCCACTCCTCGTGCCCGGTATCGAGCGTGTCGATCTTCATGCGCCATGGGGCCTGCTGGATGAAGCACACGCGCTCGCCAAGGTCGATGCCGTGCGAGCGCATCGCGTCGAGCGCTTGCAGCCCTGCCGAGACGATCACGCCTCGCGGAGAACTGTACTTCTCGGCGCTTTGTGTGTTCTCGGTCTTGATGATGCGACCGCCCTCGAAGTGGGTCTCGCGCGGCACTTCCCGGATCTGCGCAACGAAGATGCGGTCCCACAGGGCTTGATGCTCGAAGTACCCATCGGTGAGGTTGTAGCGCAGGCGCACCTCATCGAGATACGCGGGCAGGCCGAGCGATCCCGGCGGGCTCATGCTGCGCTTACGCGCTTCGGCTAGCGCCGTCATCTCTTCGGCGGTTGGCGCCGGCTTTGGCACTTTCACGAATGGGTTGGCGGCTTTCACTTCTTCTTCCCCTTGCCCGAGAGCAACTCGATCAGCGAGTCGAGCTTGTCGAGGCTTGCCCAGAACTGGAACACCCGCAGGTCGGAGCTACCCCTCGCCGCCGCGATCAGCCTCTCGACGGCCTCCTTGCGCAGTTCCTTGTGCTTTTCGAGGATGCCCTGGGTGAACGGGTGGTGATGCCAGGAATCGGCTGCGTCCGAAGCGTCGTCTTCCATCTACTGTCCTTGCGGCGGTGCCCCCTGCGGAGGCGGTTGGTTCCCTTGAGGCGCGCCTGGTTTCTGTGGCGGCGGGATAGGCATGAGGCCAGGTGGCGGCACCGGCATCATGCCGAACATCTGCGGAGCTGGCGGCGCTGCGCCAAGGCTCGGAATCATGTCGTCGAGGTTCCTGGCCTTCAACGCCCGCACCAGCGCCTGATAGGTGAAGGCTGGGTTCTGCGAGAGCGCCGGAACCGCATTGGGCACCTGCACGATCTCGTCGGCTTCGGCGATGCGCTGGGCTTTGGTGCTCGCCGACAGGTCCGCGCGGATTTGGAAGTGCAGGTCGCGCTGATAGAGGTCGCGCGTGAGCGTGACCTGGCGCTGCAGCTTCGACTTGTAGTCGAACATCACCTTCAGCTCGTACTCGGGCAAAAACAGCGCGTTGAGGTCGCAGTTGTTACGCGCGATCTGTTTGACGTGCTTGGTGAACTTTCGCTCCGGCACAGCAAGCATCTTGCCGGCCTGCTCCATGCGGCTTTGAAGTCCGCGCCAGGTCTCGCCTGACTTGCCTTCTGCGCCAGAGAGCACGTCCTGGGCATTCATCGAGGATTGGCCCCAGGTCCAGATTTCCTTGATGATCTCCATCAGCTGCGGGTTGGCCTGCCCGGGGGCGATCTCCACGAGCGCTTCCTTGAGGTTCGTGACGCCAGAGACTTTCGTCACGCGTCCAGGCCCCACTCGGTACGGGTCGCGATCGTCCCACGTGAGCTGGTCGCTCGAGATGAAGCTCTTGCAGTTGTTGAGCGTCGCGGCATCCACGTACTGGTTGAGCAAGGTGTTGGCCGCGCGGTTGAAGTCGGCCTGGATGCGCCCAGCCCCAATCCCCAGGGAGCCCACGAGGTTCTCGGTGAATACGCAATGGCTGAAAAGATGGATGGGAGACTTGCGCGCCTCGGGTGGCTCGTCGTCGGGCGACTTCATCCATCCCGGCATCGGAGGCTCGGGAGGCGCCTGTGGCGCAGGCCCGGGGTCGGGCGGCATCGGCATCTGGTTGGGCAGAGCGCCGTGCTTTTGCATGTGGTCTTGGGCCGCCTGGAACTGCCCTTGCATCGTGCCGTGCTGCACCATCGCATCGGCATGCAGACCTAGCATGTCTTGGTGCTGCTTCATGGCCTGCCCGAATGCGTCTTTTTCGCCCTGCTGGATTTCGATTCGGGTCTTCTCTTGCCAGTCCACCTTCTCGTGGATGGTGAGCTTCAGAACGTTCTTGGTCTTCTCGTCCACGATCACTTGGATGAAGCGGTCGCGGTCCTGGTTCGGCAGTAGCCCCTCATCCCAGCCTTCATAGTGCAGAATTACGAACGGTCGTGGCTCGTCGGAGTCGGGCTCGACGATGCGCTGAGTGCGCGCGACGTCCATGCGCAGCGTGGGATAGGGCTCGTCGTTCCAATCGGTCGCGACACCGTCGATGACGTCCTGCACGCCTTCCCAGTCGCCCTCCATGCCCTGGAGCTGATGACGGTAGTACCGCAGTATCCTCGTCATGTGCGGGCAGTCGGAGTAGTCCGGCATCGTGGTGACGTACACGAACGGGATCACGAACTCGTCACACGTGAGCGTCTCGTGCCGGTTCTGCCGCAGCCGCGCGTCGTAGAAGCTGTGGTTGGTGACGTCGCCCGCAACCCAGTAGAGCAGATGTGCCCGCTCCATCTGGCGGTCGAAGTCTGGGATTTCCTCGGCGAACTGATAGTTGGTGTGCATCTCGCACACGTCGGAGCGCTCGTCATCGAGGCCGATCTTCGTGAACTGCACGATGCTCGACCAGTCGCCGAAGATCGCATCGATGCCGAAGTTCTGGACCCGGATGATGTTCTCGAGCATCAAGGGCACGTGCCCATTTGCGCAATCGGCGAAAGGATGCGTCTTTGGAGGCATGTCGCCGACCAGCATCCGCCAATCTCGAGCGAACCGCGCGCGGTACTCCTCGCTCGATTCGTAGTCGGCGGTGTAGCGCTTGTGGACGAGCTCGCCAATTGCCCTCAGAGCCTCTTGGCCCTCTGGGTCCTTGCTGAACTCGACCACGAGGTTCGCTGAGTCCTCGGGATACGCGAACGACTCCTCGGCCGCAGGCTCCCCGTCCTGGGGCTCCTTCTGCTCGTCCTGAATCTCGACAAACCGCGCGTCGTCGGCCACTGGTTTAGGACTTTACCAGCGCTGCCACGGCTTGTCACGTAGGGCGGTTATAGGTCTCATATGTCGCCGATTTCGAAAAACACTCAAAAATCTCAACAAAGTTCACTTCCGTATCCGAAGCTGCCGCGATTGCCCCGCTCGGCCTCGCCCTCGGAAAGGTCTTCGTCGTCCTCGTCCTTGTACTTGCTGACCGGCCTTGAGGCGTAGGCACAGGCGTACGATTCCGATTCGTACCAGTGATCGTGGGCGCCCTTGGCCGGCATCTCGATGTCGTGGGCGTCGGTCTGCACCAAGGGGATGTTCTCGATGAGCCGCGGGCAGGTCGAGAAGACCACGAGCCCGGGAGCCTTCGTTCCGTTGTCGTGGTCCAAGAGTCGCTCGGCGACCCGCTGGCCATTGCGCACGCGCGAGCGCTTGTCGGCGGGGAGCCATGGCACACCCACGTCGTTCATCTCCTCGGCCTTGGTCTTGCCTCGGTCGCCGCGCTCCTCCCAGAGCTGGGTGTCTGCTGGCCCGGTGATGCGCGAGCGGTGCCGGCGATCATCCCAGAGCTCGAGCCCGCGCTCGACATCGCGGATCATCTTGGCGGCCTCCTTGGCGTCTTTGCCTTTGAAGGTCAGTTCGCGGTGCGTGAACATGCGGCCCTCGGGATCGAGCGCATGCCAGTGCACGCAGCCCTCGGCCTTGTAGCCCCAGTCCATCGACCGGAACTGCGGCCAATCGCGAGGAATCTTGAACGGCTTGCAGACGTGGATGCGGGGATTCCACGCCTCGGAGAAGTAGCAGCCCGCTGTCACCCACCAGTCACCCCGCAACAGCGCCTGGCGGATGTGTGGCAGGGCCTTCTGCAGCGTGAACTCGTAGTCAGCGACGAAGGCTTTATTGGGGTTGTCGTGGAGACGCGCCGGGAGGTAGATGCGGCTCGCTTCCCGGATAGTGCCGTCGTCCATGACGACTTTGCGGGTGAGGATGGTCTTGCCCTGGCGGGCGGGCTCGACGAAGTATCTCCTCACCCAGTGCGGGTCCTTCACAGCGATGTTCTCGTTGGCCGCGCGGCGCTGCATGGGGTTGCTCATCGCGCGGATCTTCAGCATCTTCATCAAGATGGGATCGTCAGACCTGCATCGGGTGTTGATCTGCTCGTACTGCTCTTGATCGAACATCACGAGCTCG